TCACATTCTCGGGGAACATAGTTGCTTCATTATAACAATTCGAAAAATCTAACACTGGTGTTTTGCTATAACGAATCGTGTCTAGCATGTCCTCTCTCATAGATATAAATTTTTCTTCGTACGATCCAGGAAACTTGCTTGTCCACACATGATGTTGCTGGCCTCTAGGTGTTATGTCATATTCTTGTAATAGCGCAGGTTCTTTCAAATTGTTATACGTTATAAACCTAGTATCAGATTTCATGTTATCCCATAGCCAGGTCGTTGCAGTTTTAGGAGGCCCTATGCACCATATAATATCCGAATTTATCACAACATACCAAACGGCAAGGGTTCGTCATAACCACTGTCGTTATCGCTGGACCCATATACCGTTCCATCGCCGATATTGCTGTTCATCACATCATACACAGAGTCCTCGAATGTTCCTATATAGGCTATCATTCTACATGCTACCAGCATACTCATAACCAAGTCGTCGGTACTGCCTGACTGTGCAGAGAACGATGTGCCGTTAGAAACAAAATTCTTCAGTTCGGATAAAAACGGCTTGCTGTTTATTTTTAGTTTGTCAGACTCTATTAAACGTTTGAGAAGTATACATCCTTCCATTTTAGTTTTACTGCTGGTATGGAAGCCTTTTCTTCCTCGGTGGCCTTGCACTTTAACTGGGTCGTGTAACATTTGCCCGGGGAAACTTTCTTCTCCAGTTTCTCTGATTACTACCAATGCCGCTTCACCTATAGAGTTGTTTTCCACAGTCCAATATAAATCGGCAGGCTCATATTGTTGAATTTCTTGTAATATTCGCCTAAACAAAACCAGTTGTTTTTCCACAGGAGTCTTATTGTGAGACCACTCTGCAACCTGTATCATACTGGGCAGTTCCACTACTTGTATAGCAGCATTGTCTCTGCCAGTTCCAGAGGAAGGATCCAATGTGACAGCGTATATATTTCCGGGGCTGGGTCGTTTGTACCAGCGAACTTTGTCAGATGTATACAGTGCATCTACACCTTCCATAGAATTAATTTTTAGAGGATCGATAAGTGTCTCATTGTATATAACAAATTCGCATTCGTGTTCACGCCTAAAACGTTCTTCACCTAAGCTAGCCATTTCCTGTCGAGCCCACTTGTCATCTCTATCCGGGTGTTGATTCCACTTAGCCAAATATCCTCTAAAACCATTTACGCCAGTTTCTTGTTCAACACCGTGCTCATCATATGTGCTGTTTGCACCATACCATATTGTTGCAAACGTGTCCTCATCACTGTTGGGTGTACTTGTTACAATACATTTACCACCAGTGGCTAGTGTGGGAGACAGAGAAGTCCAAAACTCGCTGGCAATTCTGGGCGGTACGAACGCAAACTCGTCCAAGTACACCAATGTTAAAGACATACCACGTCCAGTATTTTCTGTTGTGGTACTTGCTACAATTCTACTGTTATTATCAAATGTTATACTGCCTTTGTTGTATTCTGTAACACCTGCTCTGATATGATCTGGGCAACTTTCGTATGCATAACGTATACGCTGCATAATTTCACTAGCACCAGTGGCTTTGTGTGCTGCGACCAAGATAGTGCTGTCTGGGTTAAACATAGCATACCACAACAAATAACCTGCCGCCACAGTGGTTTTACCCATCTGTCTGCCCAGCATGTTTATACTGTATCGATATTCGTTATAATTTTTAATAAGATCTAACTGGTAGTCGAACGGCTCGAAATCTATGCCTCCCCTAGTGGGGTGCTGTATCTTAACAAAATTTTCCATAAAAAACAGCGGACCATCCGTCGAGTCAGCGCACTGCTGGAAATCACGTATCATTTCATCGTTATAAGCAATTTTCTGATATGCAGATTTAACTAATTCTGTGTTTGCTGTTCCTTTTGGCATAAGTCTATTTATTCAGCTATTACCTGATTTGACAAAGATATTAATCCGTTATCAAATTGGGAAAACACATTAGCTTCTAACTCCTCGTGATATAATGTAAAAAAATCAGTCATGTAATTATCATCTGACAAATGGTGCTTAACTTTATCTCTGTAAAACTCGTCAGCAGTATTAACAGTGTGTATCAATTCGTTGCTTAATTCTATGTCAAATACAGCCTGCAAAAACACACAATGCTCTTTTATAGTGGGGTGATAATCGTGATAATTGGGATGAACTTGTTCATGTGTTTTTTCGATTTTTTCTGAAATATTGTTATTCCACAAAATGCTGTAAAAACTTTCAGATAAAAACTCTCCCACAGCTGGTCGATAAAATTTTTGTATTGTGTCTAACGATTCGCATGTTATTGCGTCTTCCCATTGATCCACTTTCTCAAATATATCAGTCATTTGAAAAAATTTAAAGTTTGTTTTTTGCTTGAGCATCTGTAATGATGCATATACACATGTATAATCTCTGATTGCTGAATGCGTATCATTCACATACTGTTCCACATAGTCCGGTGAGTATATAGTTTGTGTATAAATGTTTCCAGGAGTTAACCACATTGCGGTTTTCTCATCAAACCTATCTTCTCGTCGAATATTGGTCCACTGAACAATAACTAAATCATTTGCCGTGAATGTGTGCTGTATATCAGCTTCTTGTAATTTTGTAAAGATGAATTGGTTACCAGCACCTGCACAGCCATAATTATAATAAGGTATGTTGGGCATAGAGGTAGCAAGTATATCTGCCCAGGTTGGGTATTGCCACTTTGTGAAACTGCACCCAAAGACAAATAGTCGCTGAATGTCTTTAAACATTTAACGACCGTTTCGAAGGTAATCTCTTAATCTGTCTTTCAGTACACCAGTGATTACTGCTTTATCTGTGGACATGGGCATTGCACTGTGTGCATCAGGATCCATTTCCTCTGGTGGATCGCATGGCATTTCGCTGGGCTCTTCTTCTACTTCTGGCTCCGGGTGATCCATTGGCATTTCTTTGTCTTTGGGCAGAGTGATTCCTGCAAGTTTCAACACATCATGCAATTCTTGCATGCTTTTAGCGTTAGCACTAACAGTCACAGTAGCATCGCCCATAGTTTTAGTTTTACTGTAAGAAACATGTTCCTTGTCGTCTTCTTGCTCTTGTGGAGCAGGAATTGGCAAGCCTTCTTCAACCGATGATTCCATCAGATTTAACCATTTTTTCATATCATTCATAATTAATGCCTCAGACCCTGATCATGTAGTGCAACATGCTTGTCTTCTGGGCCGCCTTGTCCGCCATGAGATAATCCTGTGATTGCATCGTGCATACTGCGCAAGTTATCACCCATTAACTCGTCTTTTGTTGGGTAAGCTCGGAAATAATCAGCGCCTTTTTCGTCTCGAATTCTCTTCAATTCTGCGACAAACTTATCGCTGTAGCCTTCCCCGAACGTGCTCAAATCGTCGTCAGCGCCATCCTGCTCGTCTACGTAATGTGCCATATCATCTTTGAGTAATTCTGCTTCGTCCATGTCGGGCACTCTGCCTTCGTCTCTAGCCAGTCTATCTTCTGCCATATCAGCTTCGATACGTCTCGGATCATCTACACCGTAGCACAACACACGCTCATGTGGTACATCCAAATTAACCGAAATCCAAACTTCTAGTATTCGCTGATTAACTGGATACTTCAGAACAACATCTGTACTACAAACTTCACTGGTAAATGTTGCGCCCTTTAATCTTTGAAACTCCATAGGATTTTCTTGGATTGGTAACCTTTTCCAAGGCGAAGTGCTGACCAAATTATACTTCTGTAGGCAAGACTCCAGCTTAGACATGTCGTCTGCTGTGCAATCTTTAGCAAGTTTAATTCGATAACCGTATTCTTTACTAAAGGATTCGTTAATTATATCTTTTAGCTCTCTCATAAGTGTAAAACTCCTCGTTACACTTATTTATCATAAATACTAAAAGTATGCATATTAAGATTAGACCAAACCAATTTAATAGAATACACCACTGGACTGTGCCTTTGGAGAATCAGTGTTGTCCTAAGATCGAGCTGCTCGACAAGTTTGACCAGACAGGCTACGACCTATGCGAACTGGAGCAACAGTACGCAGACATCAACACAGACACAGTGACCAACATGAGATATCGAAAATCGATCAGGAAAGAATGGCTAGAATTCGACGTATTGGACAGAGGTGCGCACATCAATCACGCAGATCTGTATGAGAGAAAGTCGTTTGCTGGTTACGCACTGGAACAAATCAATCACTGGGCTCCTACATGCCCTATTTTGTACAAATTATCCAAACTAAAAGCAAAATGGGGGATTGATGTTAGTATAGATTATGCTGACAATAAAGGAAATGTGTTTGAAGTATTTCATTACGAGTGGGACGATTTCGTTTTAGCTAATGTACAGGAAAAAAAGGAAGAGATAGAGCAGATTTTGCTTAATACTGACTGGGATGATGTATCAAAAGCTAAACTTGCAAGAAAAGATGAATGGGCCCACATGAATTTTGTGGAGCAGAGCCAGTGGACTACAGAATTTTTGGGTTTGCCTGAGGAAAGATTTAAACTTAATCCTTGGAATTTATAATTCGAAGCAATTCGTTCCTATCCATTGATCCTCCTGATGACGGATCACTATCTTTACCAGTACTATTCCTATCCAACCTCTCTTTTTTGATCATAAGATCAATTTGTCGCAACTTAGCGGTAATTTTGCTGTCTCTTGCTTGTAATGCTGTTGTCAGCATCTTGCTTGCACTGTCAAAAATACTGCCAGCTTCTCGATCTCCCACATTCATACCCAAATTCATTAACTGCTGATAACTGTCAACCGCTTGTTGAGCAATATCATCCATTTCGTCGCTGTGATCTTCCAGTCCTTTTACACTGGACAATGCTTTATCAATCTTTTCTGCGTTAGTCAATGCTCTGTGTATTTCGTCCACACTGACAACTTCAGTATTTTCTGACTCTTCGGGAATATCAAACAGCTCATCGTCATTTTCTATGGATGTTTGGTTCATCGGTGGCAGGTTAAATTCTTCTTCTAATTTTTTAGTCATGCTTGTATTTATTATCTAGATTTTCTTTTAGTGCTAGGTTTTCGTTTAGGCTTATTTCTGAAGATTTGATCTTCTGTGATCACTTTAAAATGTATCCCTTTGTTTTTGGCCCACTCCATTGCTGCTGTCCACTTTGCTGCATTTACTTGGGTGGCCATTTTGTCGCCGGCTCCCTTAGCGTTTTCTATAACAGTCTGGCTTTTGGGCTTTATCTCAATCAGTTCTACTCGGACTTTGCCGTTTTTATCCTCATACTGCACCATAAAGTCAGGCACATAATTGGTTATTTTACCTGTAAAGGGATGTCTATAAGGAATTTTAACATTTTCGCTTGCCCATTTCTTGATATTTGGGTGTTGATCACAAAAACGCATAAATGCTGTCTCCCAGCTGCTTCTAGCGAACGGCGGCTTTCCCCCTACATATTTTTCTGGGTTCTGTATTGTGAAAATACCCTGGGAATACTTGGACGCCATGCTGTGTTACGGCCTTATTGTTTTGGCGACAGGACTTCTGTTATTTTTCTTGAGTTCTGAAAGGCCAACTAAATTGCCTTTGGGTCGGATTGTGTTTAATGCGCTGTATGTATCAGCGGCTAGCTTTATTGCTTCATCTCCTGCATCAAAATAGCTCATGGGATGTACGTTTTGCATCTTGGCTATCTTGATTAACGCTGCGGCTAAAGCATTTGTTGTGAGTTCGTCAAATCCAATGTTTGTTAACCGTGCTTTAACAGCATCTAGACGAGTAGCATCCATACCTTTTTGATCTGGATCCAGCATAGAAGTTAGAATATCCACACTGGCTTCTGGTATTGGGAAAGACAGAGTGCTGTTTTCGAGAAATTTAACTAATTTTCCTCGTCTAACTGCATAACTGACTTCATTGCCGAATGTTTCGTATAAACTTTCCATAATAGTTAACCTGGATTAAAATTTTTCCAAAAATCTTGACTTTGTTCTGATCTCAGTGAAGAACTTTCTCCGCCCGATTGCTTAGGAGCTAAAAAATTTGCAGAGTAAGCATTCAACGAAGGATTTTCGCTGCTCATTTTTCCTGCTACTGCGCCTCCCGGTATATCTCGACCAATGTCGCCATCTTCATTTCTGAGACGTTCCCACAATCCAGCACCAAAATTTGACCAACGCTTCATGTCATCTTCCGGAATAAAGCTGTTTATCTGGGGATCTACACTGAAACTTTCATATTCTATGTTCATGTTGATAGTAATAGGCTGAGACGACGAATAATCCAAACTGTCTACAGTAAAGTTAGTAACAATGGGATTAAATATTGTGTATCGCACAAAACGCTGACCATGATACACCATAAAATCTATGTGGCTGAGGAAATTCTTCTGTTCACCTGGCCTAATGTTTAATCCGTGATTATCCTCGTTCCAAACTTGATTAAACCCGCTCATTGACGATCCATCACCAGAACCTGTGGTGACCTCTTGTGGAACAACATCGTAAGGAAGTACTTTAGGCTGAGTAGTACCGTCTGCTTGGACTTCATATTTTCCCATAGGGTTCAAAAATAAATGCTGATACATTTTCATCAATGTAACTACCCAAGCACTGTCAACAGTATCGTATACACTTATACTCACAGGCTTATATTCCACACTGTTCACTGTGATTCTCTTTTTATTATACTGATTTTGTGTTTCAGTTTTGATGTCAAACGAAGGAAACTCTGCTGTTTTGACCAAACTGCTCAGTCCATTTTGAAAATCCTTAGAAGCAGCAATTTCTGGTATTGCACTGTTAAAATGAAAATTAACCAAGCCCTGGAACTGCTGTCGAACTAGGTTAGCGTTAGGATTTAAGTGTACTGCATTATTTGCTGTGGAGAGAAAAGTTCCGGTATCTCCGCCGATACCCTCTTTGTGTTCGACTTTTGTCCCGTTGAACGTTTCGTTCATCCCAAAAAAATCAGCTAGTTGTGGTAACTTGAAGGCCATACTAATATTTATCCTCTAAAAACGAATAACCGCCTGAGCGGCGGTTATAAGTTATGTGGTGTTCCAAAAGAAATATTATTCAAATATTAATTTAAGAAGCGTCACTTGCTGGAGTTGGGAATGCGTTATCACCTGTTCCAGACATATCTACGCCGCCGCCTGCGCCGATTGCGCCTGGGCCTGACTTGTGAATAGCATTATCATAACGTATTGTCATTGTGATCTGTACTGGCTCATTTGTTGCATAGTCACTGTCGCTGTAATCAACATTTGTTAAAAAACAACCTTCCAGTTCCCAGAATTCTAATTCGTTAGCAGTAGAACCGTCTAAGATTTCAATTTTCATATCAAACTTGTAGTCGTCGCCTGCAAGAGGAGCTGTTTGCTCCAAGTGGTTCAGCTGTCGCTGTTGTTGTGCACCAACGATTCTAGAAACACTGTTAGTCACGTCATCACGTAAAACTACCTGAATCGCTTCCCATGCATGCTTGCCTTGTACATATACACGTGAGTTGTAACTGTGAATTTCAACTTCTTCGTAACTCACTTTGGGTCTTGTAACGTTTACAACGTTTTGCGTAAAACGTCGTTGCCCTGCTTCGTCATCTCCGCCGAAGCCACTTAACATTGTAACTCTGAACCTAAACTTTAGCTTAGGCATCAAGATACCAGCTTCGCCTGCTACTACAGGAACACCAAATTTATCTTTAGTAGCCATTTATGTTATCTCCTAATTATACTTTCAATTGTCTTAATAAGACTTTCATTACTTTTATTTATCAAAACTTTGAATTTTTTGTTAAAAGGCACTTTAATCTACTCAATAAAAAAGGGCGTTGCCGCCCTTTTCTACTATTCTTAATTTATTAAGAACCGGATGAACCCAATGTGTTCTGGATTCTGATTGGAATGTAGATAAACTCAACTGCCTTGACTGGCTGGATTGCAATGTCAATGTACAGTTCGTTTCTGTCAATTCTTGCTGGAGTGTTGTTTGTAGTATCACACACAGTGACAAAATCAAACAAACCACGCTGAATAACAAGATTAGACAACAAGCTGTCTACTACGTTCTTGGCTTTTGCTCTGGTTAGCGCATCGTTTGGCTCAAACAAGAATGGCTTAACGATATCGTCGAGTCTTTCTCTGAGGTAAACAATTAAACGTGCAACGTTAACTCTATCCAACGCACTTGCTGTTGGGTTAAGAGTCTTTTGACCAAATACTGCCAATCCACGTCCTGGGAATTGTGCGATTGGGTTTACTTTGTTCAAGTAAAGTGTATCACGCTGTCCTTCGTTTAGTGTAACTGGAACATATTCGCCGCTTGTTGCATCCACATAACCAACGCTTGTGGCATTTTGTACGATGCCACGCTGGAAGCCAGCTGGTGCAAACCATGGGAATGCCACTTGATCGTTAAACGCAAATGTTCTCAATGCAACATGACTAGGAGGTACTACAACATTTGTACCGTCTAGATTAGTTGTCATTGCACTTGGGTAGTAAACTGCTGCATATGGAGAACTGGTTAATAGACCATCTTCACCGTTTTCAGATGCGTTGTTAGCATTGGTTGCCCATGCTTGCACTGAAGTTGCAGAAGCATTCAATCTCATTGGTGTATCTGCAATAACAAATGCAGTGTTTCTTCTGTCGCCGCTGAGACCTACCATTTCATCGATCAACTCTGGATAACCAGGTGCTGTGATTAAGTTGAATGCATTAATTTCGCTTCTGATCGCATCATTGTCAGCAATAACTGCCTGCATCTTGGTTTTAACCAAGTTGTGAACAGCTTTTCTCATGCCATGCATTTTGCCATCGACTTGGTTGCCGCTGGCGTCAACCCACACACTGCCAACAGCAACGCCGTTTGCTGCATAGTCAACTTTCCACTCTTTGACGTTGCCGCCACTAGCTCGCTTGTTCCAACCCAAAATACCAACTGGATATTTTTCGCTAGCTGGGGCATCTGCAGACAAGCTGCCGCCTTTCACAGCACGGAAATCTTCGTAGATGATGCCGTCTGCTGTTACTTGATCAGTGCCGTCTACTGCTACCCAATCACTTGCTGATGCAGAGTACTTGTAAATCTTAGGGAAGTTTTCCAAGTCATCGCTGTCTAGCCACAATTCACCGCCTGCTAAACTGGATACTCCGTCGCTCTGCTTGCTGGGCTTGCTGGCAGTAACATTTAGATCTGCAGAAACACTCTGCCAACCGTTTGTTACATGGTTTTCCAACAAGTCAACATTAGCAACAGACACGCTAGCATCATACCAGTATGTGCCATCTGCTAAAGAACCAGCTGGCTTCGTCTTGCTTGCCTTGTATACCAAATCTGTCCAGTTAGTGTAAACTGTGTCATCACCTGCGCCGCCTGCGCCAAGGCCGA